AAGGTGTGCTGAAACATAGCCGAAAACGGTATCACCTGCAAACACATCAAACGTGTTGCCCGCCCCCGGCATAAACCAACGGCACGCCAATTCGGACAACACAGGGTCAAGGATGCTTGCGTCAGCAAATGCGCCGCCGCTCCAGTTTTCCATCCCGCTATAAATGGCAACATCCCGTGCCTGTCCCTTGTCACCGATCTTTTCTTTCCACGCCTTTTTCCGCTCTTGCCAATACCCTTGCCGTGCGTCAAGCACGCTGAAAGGCGGGATAATAAATCGGTCTGTCAGCGGGACAATATGGTCATCCTTTGGGTTGTCAACCTCTTTTGCAAGGTCATCAAAGCCGAATGCCGTCATATCAATTCCAGCAATAGACAACGCCGCCAATTCTTCCTCAAGCTTGCCAAAGTCCCACGGGCTTTCGTTGGTCTTGTTGTCCGCAAGCCGCAACGCCTGTGCTTCCTCTTCTGTCAGGTTGTCAGCATAGACAACCGGAACGGTGTCAAGCATCAACTGTTTTGCCGCCATCAACCGCCCGTGTCCGATAATGACCACGTTGTCACGATCAACAACAATCGGTTGTTGCCAACCAAACCGCTTGATTGATTCCGCAATTCGGTCAACCTGTTCCGGCGGGTGCGTCTTTGTGTTGTTCTCATATGGCACTAAAGCCGCCGGGTCTATCTGTATAATCTCCATTTTGCCCTTTCTACCCTCAAAGTGCGCCGTGACCACACCTCGCACATCCGTTGGCGCACAACCCCGGCAAGCGGGAGGGTTGGAACGCTTGCCGCCCCTCTGATTTGTGACCGTTAGAAGAAAACGAAGAACGGACACAAAAAAGGCGGGTTATTCGCTCCCGCCTTTTGCCCTTCCGGGCAGTTTACACTATATCACGTTCCTTGGTGCAATTGGGTGCAAACTTTGTTATCTTTTGTTATCGTCTGTTATCGTTTGTTATCATTCGTTCCTTCCAACGCTCTTGTTTTATCTTTTTCACATCTTCAACGTGCTTGCGGCTGTACGCTATACTGTCCAAATATATTTGCAAATCAGCAATTTCTTCTTCAAATGCGCTGATTGCTTCGTCCATCGGTTTCGGCGTTGGGTTTGTCCCGTCAAAAACTCTACGGAGCTTCAAGGCGGCTTGCGCAAGCTCTGCGGCTTCCTCTGCAACCCCCGCAAGCAATTCGGTCAATGGTAGGTATGGCAATCTTTTACACCCCTTTCCAACTAATAGCTTGCCCGCAATGTCTACAAAACCTATCATTCCTTTCAATCTTCCCATGACATTCGGCGCACACATAAAACCACGTTGTTCCGCCGCCTTCGATCTGTGCGGGAATGTCTATTTGCGTGCGCAACATCTGTGCCGCCATTTCCTTTGCCCACGGGTCTACATCAAACGCCGTGCGTATATGGTCAATCAATGATTGCACAGGCACTTTCCATTCGCTCAATCCCATTTCACCGCCTGACCGCACCTTTCGCAAAAATTCAAATTGCGAGTATGAAACAATTCTCGTTTGCACTTTGGACAAAAATAGAACTTTGTACCGTAGGCATTATGCAATTCAACAGGTTTCGGCTCTTGATCTTTCAGCAGGGCAAGGATTTTTTCTGCATCTTCTTTCTCTATGTGGACAAGCTCTGTTCCTGTAGCTTCACAAATCATCAATCCATGCTCAAGCTTTTCTATTTGCTCATCCAATCCACTTCACCTTGAACCTTTCTCTATCTGCATATGCGAATCGTCCGCATTCATCGACAAGTAAAAGCGTTCCGTCATCCTCTATTGCCCAGCCTTCAATATCACAGTAGCAGAGCTGTTTTGCCCAATCCTCATGTAATGCGATGTCATACGTGTCTGCTTCTTTTCCTGTTTTGTTGTCAATAACAACATACGTTTCGCTGTGTTTCTGCTCTTCCTGCTCTTTCAGCAGGGCAATGGCGTTTTGCAAATCCTCACCGGATACAGCATATAATTCGCCTACGCCGTCCATGTAGCCACACCCCTGATTTGCAAAGCTATCTTCCAACCCTTTGATAACCTTCTTCCTGTCAGTCATCCCACTTCACCGCCTTTCCGCACGGTTGCACCTCATCACACCGCCCGCCGTGATACTCGCACATTGGCACAAAAAGCCCCTTGAATTCCGGCATGACCTTTTCCACAAGCTTGCACATCCTCTGTACAACCTCACGGGTTTCCGGGCTTGCCTTGGCGCACAACCGCTTGTTTGCAAGATTCAGCAAGGCTTCTGCGTTCAGCGTCACCCGCATTGTGACCGGGGTGTCCTGCGGTGCTTTGGTGCGGTCATAATTGCTTTGCCTGTCGTTGCGTTGGCTTTGCACATAGGGTTGAAAGCCAACATGGTGCCGCACCAGATGTACGGAAACCCAATAGGGGATATCCCGTATCACAAACGAGAACCGCAATTCCCGGATTGGGCTATGCCGTGCAACCAACAGCCGCCGCACGAAATCGGATGTTGGCATGGTCTTTGCGTCTTTGCCCATTGTGCCAACCGTGCATTGCTTCATCCAAAGCAGGTCATCCGCAACCGGGTATTTCCTCAATTCGATTTCCATCTTCTTCCCCCAATTCTTGCGGGTGTTTATCCCGCATTTTGTGCCGCCTGTTTTCCTCGCACCACTGGCAACCGCCATGATTTCGGCAACTTGCAAAATATTTCTTTGAACCTGTGTACGGTTTGCGGTGTTCTTTGCCGTGCTTTATTGCCTTGTCAAGACTCATTCGCACAACCCCTTTCTGCGCATCCATTGCCACACCGCCCAGAGCGCACGACCGTGTATTATGATCGTGTTGCGCTTTTCGTAGCAGATATCCGTTTGTATCTCTGCCAACGTGCGCCCGTTGACATAATGCTCAATCAAAACCGTCTGTTGGATTTCGTCCGGAACGCTGTCAATTGCTTCCATGATCTCCAGCAAAGCCGTTTGACATTCCCTCCGTTTATCCTCAAGCATGGCGGTTGCATCCATTGCGTTAACAACGGCGTTTGCCATCATTTCGCCGCCGCCGCTTGTCTGCACACAGATTTCTTTCAGCGCAACCGTTGTGTTTGTCGCATCCTCAAATGCTGCACGAATCGCACGTTCAAGGGCGGCGCATTTGGCTTTCAATCCCCTGTACCGCATTAGATACGCCTTTGCCGGGTTTTGCTTGTGGTCAATCATCGTTTCTTTCTTCTCCCGTTAATCCGCAACCGTGCTTGCACTATTGCGTTTGTTACATCTTCGTGTGCGTACTTGCGGGCGTTGGCAAGCGCACGTTCCCGCACCCATGCTTTATATTCGGGGCATGAATCGTGCGCCGTGCCGCAACCACGCTTTTCGCACGTTTTACACGGGCATTGCATCAATAGGGCAAGTCATCCGGTTCAACCACCGCAAAGCCGCTTTCCGGGTCGATCTGCGGAGCGTGTGCTGTTGGAGCATCTGCTGTGCGGCTTGTCAGGAATTCTACATCTTCCGCAAGCACTTCAAGGCTTGCCCCGTGCTTGCCGTCCTTTTCCCATGTGCGCAAGCTAATGCGCCCGGATACCGCAACCTTGCGCCCCTTGTCAAGATACTTTGCGCAATTCTCGCCAAGCCCACGCCATGCGTTCACGTTGAAAAAATCTGCGCCTGGTTCTGGGTTGTTCTTGGTCTTCTGGCGGTTAACCGCTACCGTAAACCCGCAAACGGGCGTTCCGTCCTGTGTGCTTCTCAACTCCGGTGCTTTAGTCAGGTTCCCAATGATTGTGATCTTGTTCATTTCTGCTTCTCTGCCTTTCTTTTTAAATCATCAATGTAATCAAGCAACAATTTGATTTCCCACTCTGCAAGGCCAACCGTTTCGCCATGTCCTGTCCGGCGCAACTTGCGCAATACCGCTTCCCGCCGCTGTTCATCTTCTGTCATGGTTTCGCCGCCTTTCCAACTTTGTTTTCGGGCGCATATTGTCGTATACCATTGACCACACAGCCCACGAACACAGATTGTGGAAGTACAACCAACGCACAGCCTTGTAAATTATTACCTTCATCCACCTACCCCCTTGTTATCCGTCCAACAGCATCTTCCCAATTGAGTTGCACCCCGGTTTTTTCGTATGCTTCTTCCACAAGGTCAGTATCAGCAACGCAAAGCACAGTTTGTTTGTCAATCTCAATCAGCAAATCAACGGCTTCATCCATATCCATGCCGTGCTTGTCGATCATGGTAATCAGGAAAGCGGCGTAAATGGCGTGGAATGCGAAATCTTCCGCAAACTTGCGCCCTTCCTGTGTGCCTTGCTCATACGCCTTTTGCACATCTGCTTCCGTGATACCGTTCCGGTAAAACTGCGCCCGTAGCTGTTCCACCGGGGTCAACGGTATTTCCATCAATGCCTTGCGGTCTGCCCGTACCTTTGCCCGCCGTATTTCCCGGCTTGATTTCGCTCTTTTTGCCATGCTCACACCTCACGCACACGTATTCCGAACTTTTGCAACATCAATTTGCGCTTGATAATGTATTGCGGCGTGCGGGTGGCGGGGCTTTTTACATCTTCCACAACCCGCAACCCGTCTTCCGTGGTATACACGAAATCCGCAACATACTTGACCGGGCGTTCCACCACTTTGCCGCCAACCCTCTGCGATGGTATCAACTCAAACGGCACTTGCAATTGCAGGTCAGTTATTACACCCGTTCGCAACAGCAAACGCAATTCCTTATACCTTCGGGCTTCCCGTTGGCTGTCAAACGTTTGCCCGTCCAGTTGCCACTTCTTGTTCCCGTACTTGCTCACGCTCTTTATACCCCCGGCACGTTGTCTTGCCTTTGCTCACGATATAACCATAATGTACGCAATAGCAGGATTCCTTGAAATGATCTTTTGCCCACTTGCAAACCTTGCAAAGATTCGCTTGCTCGTTATTCACTCAAAAAGCCCCCTTTCAGCGTGTTTGTTGTTTGAATGGGCAAATACCCGCCAAACGGCGAACCCCGGCTGTAATGCCCCGAATTCGCCGCTTGGCGTTGGTGTTTACGCCATCAAGCGGAAGTTGTTCCGGGCGTTGCGCTCAACCGTCAACCTGTGCGCCTTTGACCGTTCATATACCCGGCTGAAAACCCCTTCGTCTGCGGGTAACAACTGATTTACCAAATCCCATTCGCTTGAAATCACGGTTGGCTTGTTCATCAAATACCGGGCGTTCAAGATGGTAAAAGCTATTTTGACATCTGCTTCCGTAAAAACCGGGTTGTCCGTGTACTTCTGCTTCAACAGGTCATCAATGTAAAGCACAGACACGTTGACATAATCCGCAACAAGGTCTTCAAAGTCATCGTCATTTACGCTTGCTTTTAACTGCCTTGCCACATCAACCCATTGCATATAGCGCACAGCTATGTTGTGCTTTAGCACCTCACCGCACACCGCTGTGCAAATGTGCGTTTTACCGCTTCCGGGGTTGCCGCCGATGTACAACCACGGGCGGCGTTGGTTGTGCGGGTCTGCAAAAAGGTCATGCACGTACTTTAGCCCCAAATCCTTCATCCGCTTTTGCAGGTCGGTCTTTGCAACAAAAGTATCAAATGTTTGTACCTCAAGTGCGGCGGCAAGGCCGCTCCGGCGCAACCTGTCTTCAGCTTCACGGGCAAGGCGGCAAGCGCACTTTGCAACCGTGTTGTTCCCCATATCAAGCCAACCAGTATCACGGCACTTGGTGCATTTATACGTTGTCGAGGAAGGCATACTGTGACCGTGCGCCTCCATGATCTGCGCAATTGCCGCTTGCAACCCGTCCATTGTTGTCCCCCCTTTCCCATGTCCGCACAGCCGCTTTCCAATCCTTCATTGATTGATTGCCAACCTTCCACCCCTTTGCCGTGTAAAAGTCAACAAACCTTTGCGGGTCAACAGCGTTGCCACGCTCTTTGCAATATGCCTGTACTTGCTCAACGGTTGGGGGTGTGAACCGCCTTGGCGGTATTACCTCTTTTTCTTTTTCTTTCTCTTTTTCTTTTTCTTTTTCTTTTTGGACACGGTCGTTAACGGTCGTTGACGATTGTTGACGGTCGTTGTTTAATGCGGAAAGCCTGTTGTTCCGGTTTTTCTCGCACTTTGCTTTGTACGCCGCTTCCGTCCGGTCAATATCTTCCCGTATAAAGTCAAACGCTATTGATTCCAGCCCTTCTACCTCATCCGCAACGCCTGTTGCGTGGTAGCGCATCAAGGCACGAAACAGCCGTCCAACCTCTTCGTCTGTCAATTTGGCGGTCTTTTGCAAATAATCATCATGGCAGATAAACCCACTCATTGCCATATCAATACCGCCGCCTTTCGTTGACATCCGTCAACGTTCGTTAATGTTCGTAAACGGTTGTTATCAATCGTCATCGTAGCAAACCTTCCTTTACAAGTAATTCTTGCCGAAAATCTTCATCCACTCTGCGTGGGAGTGCGTCTTTTCAAACGCCATTTGCGCTGTCTCTTGCAACTTGCGGTTCAGATCTGCGTTGTTGTGTACGCCGTTTCGCCCCCTGTGGTGCGCACGACACAACCAACAGGTCAAACCGTACCGGGTTGATAGCCTTCTATTTGCTGTCCCGTGCATGATGTGGTGATATTCAAGCCCACGGGTGCAACCACATACAAAGCACCTTTCAACGGTCAAATCTTGTACAATGCTGTCATCCATGCCACTTGTCACCCCTCTATCCTGTACCGGGCAAAGTGTTTCTTTTCTCCATACTGGTTGATGCTTTCAATGGTATCCGTAACAACCGGGATTCCTTTGCGGCGCATATCATTTACCCTTGCCGCAAGGCGTGTGATACCCATCCCGAACGCATCCATTGGGGTTATTGCCCCGTGCGTCTGTATGTACTCAACAATGCGCTGTTCCTGTGTCATTTCTGCCGCCACCTTTCCAACATCTGTTCCTGATCTGCCTTTGATAGCGGAATAGGCAATTGCATTTGCTGTGCCGTATCAACAAGCCAATCCAACAGCACCCGCATTTCATCAACTGTGTACGTGCTTGTTCCGAAGTACATATTGACCCGCTTGCGTCCGGGTGCGTCATCGTCAACAACTTCCAAGAACCAACCCGTGCCGTGCGATTCCCAACGCCGCCGCACA